TTCTTAGATTCTCCTTTATATGAGAAGAATGGGACACCATTTGAAGCAATACCTATCTGACCAACAGGAGTAGCAGTTTTAGTACTCTTAGTTGATGGTGTAAGAGGTAATCTCTTAAGATATCTCTGGTTGCCAGGATTTAAGTCTCCAGAACCGAAAGGACCAATACTATGCGATGGTACACCTGTACTAGCGACGATAGCATCTGTACTACTCTTATAAGTGTTCTGTACATCTGTCGTATAATCCTTAACAAGGTTATTAATTGAACCAATGGTACTTCTACCAAAGGCAAACTCTCTAGCAATGTAAAATTCAAACCCTGTTATACCACCAGCAGGTGTTGAGGTGAATATAAACTCAAATTCATATTCATTGATGATACCTGCAACATCATGCTGATTATTGTAAACATCTTCAGGAGCATTGAGGATTCTAATGACATCATTCCTTTTTAAACGATGCTTCTCTTTTGTCCGAACAGTACAACGTACCGAACCATTGGCAGCAACGGTTCCTAGGGTCGCAGACTCGCCTCTGAGGGCACGTCTCACATTATATGTGAAACTATCCCATATTGGATCAATACTATCGAAACCAGGTGCTGCTGGTGTTGTGACCTTACTGTCTGGAAGATAATATCTACCTCCATCAGTTAGTACTACTCCTTTAGTACCACCATAGACTTTTAATTGAATTTCTGAGTTATCTACGTTGGAATATCCGTAAATCTTAAATGCAGCGAATACTTCCTGACCTGCATCATGTGCTACGCAGAGTGTATTCTCTCTAGCACGGGTACAACCCAAAAATTGAGTTACAGTCTTATCTGTATAACTTATAATCTCATCTTCGATCCTAAATCGACCATTTTGCTCTGGCCAACCTAATGTAGAGTCAACTGTGACTACTTGGTCAACTAATTGACCTCCTAAGTCATTTGCAAGAGTAGATTTGTATGGTGTAACAAATGTACCTAGTGAATTATTGGTATCTACGTCAATTTCAAAGATTGAACCACTTGCAGTGAAAACTTCAACAACTCCTTTAACGTAAATTCGAGCAGAAGCGACATTTGGGTCATTTGCGTCGTTTTCTTGGTACAATACTTGACCAACAAGGTCAATAGGGTCTCCAGCAATTGCTATAGCACGAATTACCTCTCTAGAAGTGTAATATGCATCGGATGGTTTGAATATTCTCTCTCTTGGGTAGTTAACTTCTGATTCTACGCCAAATAGTGTTCTTAAGACAAACTGGAATGACCTTGTTGACCCCTTTGCAGCATAGAAGTCCTTAATTCTCTTAATTACCGTTGATTCAGTAACTCCATCTGCAAAGTTCTTTGGATAAGTTGCTAAAAACTGTTCTTTGAACTTTCCAAGAACGTAAAGTGGGAAAATGTTGTTTAAATTAACAACTTTTGCTCCAAGTTCGTGAGTTGCAGCAGTTGTACTCTCAAATTGGAAGGTTCCAACCTCTCCAACTGCCTTTACAGCGTTAAATCCTCTTGCACATCCTTGAAATAGTGTTGATCCTTTCTTTTCGTAGTAAATGATCTCGTCATCTACCATCAAAAGACCTTCATCTGGGAAATCACGAGTAGATTCAACGTCAACTGCTGAAGAGGTAGTTGTTAACGCTGAAATAAGTGTGGTCTCAGTAACTAGACCTCCGTAATTATCAATATTATAATAATCTGCCCAGTTTTGAATTACATCAAAACAATATCCCTTTAATTCTTGTGACTTATAGTAGTGTTTTACAAATGATATAAAAGTTGGATAATTTTCCTGCACAAACGAAGCAAATTGTCCCGTCACACTCAGGGATATTTGCGATTTGGATTCGGGACTAACCTCAGACGGTACTGGAGGTACAGATACCGTTGTGGTTGGCGTAGTCCACGAACTAACCTTCCAGGAAGAATTTGTCATCTGTTACTAGCTATAGCTGGACTCTGGTACTACTCCTGTACCAGAAATATTTGAACCACTACTGATAGTGTCTTCAACAACACTTACAGTCGTATTATCTATGCCCACTGTCAAGTAGGTTTCACGAAGAGATATGATATCGTTGGATTCTGGGATTGCAGCAATCTGTAATTGGTTATTTGCTACACTTGTCATAGAAATTATCAAGTCATTAATGACGATTTCACCCATACTGTAATCAACAGTACCCCATAATCCATCTACGTATTCAAATTCACCAGTTCCTTTAACATAATAGAGTCTCAATGATCCCAAACCATCGTCATTTAGGTAGAAAATGTTGAAATCGTCTCCAACAATCTTAAATCCTGAAGAAGAAACGGTTGGTTTTGCACTTGTTCCTTGCTTAATGCGGTTACCGTAGCATATTTTATAGTTCACACGTGCGTTCAGATCGACTGTCACATTCTTTCTCATCTTGAGACGAGTGATATTGGACGTAATTGCAGCCTCTGACTTATCAATTATACTCTGAAGCTTAGAATATTTGAATTTTCCGCCAAATTTATTGAATTCTCCGCTATTGTTGAGTACATTTAATGAACCAAGTACAGCATTTTTCACTTCTGAGGGTTCTTTCCGCGTTATGTTCGGATTGAAATACACAAAACTGTCAATATCAATGAATAAAATGGACGGATCAATGATTGTTGGCTGAATTGCTGCTACAGAATACTCTCTCAACTTCTTCAAAACGACATTTTTCTCTGAAAGAGATAATTTGTCTGCATTTTTTGGTTTAATTGCAAGAAAAACTTTTCCAAATTCGGGAGGTTCTGCTTCTTCTCCACCATAACATGCAATAGATCCTACATTGGGATATATCTGAGGAATAATTGCTTCATAATCACGTGTTGAAACTGCTCTTCCAAATGCTGAATAGAATTTTGGAGCAGCAAATTTGATTGATTCAGTAGTTTCTGCTCTCGAACCCCCATCTGGAAAGGAAGTAGCCGTAACAGTAATACCAGAAGTAATACTTTGACCATTATTATCTCGGAATGTACCAATATTTTCAAATACTTTTAGACCATTTGCACCAGTTCCATTACTTGTTGAGTATGAAACTGAAACAACATCTCCATTCTCTAAGTCTTTTCCAACTTTTCCGTCACCAAATAGAATTTCTGGGATCTCATATTCTGATTCTTCTAAGAAATATACCTTAGATGTTGAATCAATCTTAGTAATATCAGTTGCTTGAAGGTATCTTTCTGTAATTGTACCAGAAGTTACCTCAACTTTCATTGAAGTTGTGTCTGCATTCTTGTTAGTTAGGATAAATCTCTGTCTTTGGTTGATATCTTTAACAAAAGTATCGGTCAAAAACACTCCTTCAAACAAAGTGATGCCTTTAAAAGTAGCAATTCCACTTGTACTGTCCACAGAAGTGACTGTATCAGTGCCAAGTGAGAATACAAAGTTGTTATTATCTAATCCTGTGAAGTTTAAAACTAATCCTTTATTAATTGTAACAGTTTTTGGGTATGGAACTACGGTCTGAACTGTAATATCGACTACACATTGTGCCGATCTTGCGGATTTTGGAGTATAACCAATCATCCTAGCAAGTTTTACAACGTTTTCACGCAAAACTGCCGTTTCTAGGAACCCTTCATTGACTGCAAGGTTGGCATTTACTGCTGTATAGTAAGTATTATATGCTAAAACGTCTAAAAGGACAGTCATTGACGATCCCTCGAAGTCATAATCCGAGAATTGATCCTGTGCCCTTAAATATCCTTTAATTTGTGCCTTGATTTCGTTAAACTCAAGAGCATTAACTTGATTAAATGCCATTATGGTTTAAATGCTATACTAATGGAATCAAAAGTTGGTGGTATACCCATAATAACATATGCAACGCTTACATCTAATTGATTACGATCCTCAGTCCACTTTGTTTTAATCTCATATACCGCAACTCTCGGTTCATGAGTATTAATTGCTTTCTTTAAGCGTCGCCTAATCTTCTGTGCATCGTTAGGTGTATAATTGTCGAACAGCAATCCAATGATGTTACCACCGAATGCCATGTCAAAAGGTTTCTCGTAGAAATTGTAAAATACAATATTTTTGACTGATTCTTTAATGGCTGCTTCATTGTTCAGTGCCAACACATCGTTTGTCACTGCATTCTTTTCAAAAGTTAAAGAGAAGTCACGAAATGACTTCGATATTAATGCCACTAACTAGCCTATTATTAACCTCAGGTATATTTATACTTCTTTTTGTGACTTTTTTCTACGTGACGCATCACAGCGTGGATCTGTAATAAGATATCGGCAATACTCATTCCCATGATCGTAGAAATGATCGCTCATATCTACGGGAATGTTGGCATTTCTCTTACCATCTACGATTCTATTTGCCTTGGCCACGGTACTTCTTCCTTGCCTTATTTCTAGAGGTAGCAGAGTACTTTGTATGTGACCCTTTACCTTGTCTTGTCTTTTTAGGAGTTGCCTCAATAGTAGGTAATCCTGTATTAAATCTCATTGCCATAATAATTAACCTGCAAATACGTTTGGTGAACCAGCTGCTACTGAAGTGCAACCGCTAATTCCATCTCCTATTCTACCACAACCTTTGCCATTTACAAAGACCGTAGAACTACCACTTGCGATGGCAGCACTATGTGGAGGGCATGGAGAGCCTGGTAATAGGTGTACAGTATTCTTATCCCCCTGTCGAGAGACAGGAATACCATTAGCGAAGACGTTACCACTACCCTGTGCTCTGGACATTCCAGAACAATGGGTTACATCTGCGTCTCCTACTCGTGTTACTGCTGGCATATCAATAATAATTTGAAACAAAGGAACGTATACCTTCCCACTCATTATATATCTTTAATTCAAGTGTGAAGGTAGCAGGTGTCTGTGCTACTAGGTTACCTGCAGTACCACTTGCCCATTGTACTGTGATATTGAAGATCTCAGTGGTAAAGTTGGTACTATCCTGATTGAGGTCATAGAACAACTTATCTGCTGGCATATTAACTATTCTCTGCACCGTAACAGGTGTCTGTGTCTTATCTGATTCCCCCTGTTCAATATATGTAAACTCGTCCACAAAAGGATCTTCTATCGAACCAGTAATTGATACGGATGTACTACCTGGTGTAATGACGAGGTTTGGTTGTGTACCCTGTACCGTAGCAGTAACATTGGTTACATTTGCTTCTTGACCTCCTGCTGCTGTAGCAGATGCACTCACTACTTGGTTCATAGTAAAATTAGGTCTTGTTAAATCCGTAAGGAACGTTGCTGTTCCGTCAGGTGTGATGGTTACTGCCATATTGCTCTTCTAATAATCCG